TTGTTTTTGAAACTGAGACGATGTTTAATCATGATTGTTACAGAATTAATTTCACTCATGGTGATGAAATCGACTGTGATAAAGATCATGTTTGGACTATAGATGATGAAAATAACAATAAAATAGATTTGACAACAGAACATTTAATAGAACATATTAAAAAAAGACATAAACAAGCACAGTCAGTTCGTATTAAGATACCTGAACCTATTGAATATGAGGAAAAGAACTTATTAATAGACCCATATATACTTGGTTTATGGTTAGGCGATGGAACAAGTCAATTAGGATATATAACATGTCATGAAGATGATTTGGTAGAATATCAAAAATATATTGATGTTGAGAGAATTACCGAGGATAAAAGAAGACCTAAAGTTAAAACAGTAAAAGTCAGAAATTTAGTAGATAACTTAAGAAAGTTGTCTTTATTAGGTAATAAACACATACCAGAAAATTATATGTTTAATAGTATCGAAAATAGAGTTGCTCTTATACAAGGTATGATGGATACTGACGGTACAGTAACCAATAGAGGTTCATGTGAATTTTCACAAAAGAAACTCAGTATAATTGAACAATTTAGATTTATTTTATCTACGTTAGGAATTAAATCTACTATAAGAAAAAAGATTATTAAAGGAGAGACATACTATACTGTTTCTTTTTGTAATAGAAAATATGAATTTTTCAGATTAAAAAGAAAACTTAATCTTATGAAAGAAAGATTCGTTTCTGATCATCAAAAAAATTATTATTTTTATATTAAATCAATAGAGAAAATTGAATCCGTTCCGGTAAAATGTATACAAGTAGATAATCCTTCACATTTATTTTTATGTGGAAAAACTCTCATACCTACACATAATACAGAAGCCATGAGAGCCTTTCTTTGCTGGTATATAATCTTTAATGAGTATAAGACAGTAGCCATCGTAGCCAACAAAGAAAGCATGGCTAATGAAGTCCTGACTAAAATTCAGTTGTCATATCAACATTTGCCATACTGGCTTCAACACTCTGTTACTGAGTTTAATAAGGGTTCATTCGTTTTAGAAAATGAATCCAGAATATTTTGTGCTGCAACTTCACCTAATTCTCTTCGTGGTTGGACGGTACATGTTCTTGTTATCGACGAGGCTGCACACGTAGATAATTGGGATGATTTCTATTCTGCTGTTCAGCCTACTATTGCAGCCGGTAAACAAACCAAACTCATAATGGCTTCTACTCCTAATGGTCTTAATCATTTTTATGAAATATATGAAAATTCATCTTTAAGAACAAATACTAATGGATTTAAAGCATTTTATGTGCCTTGGTGGAAAGTACCGGGTAGAGATGAATCATGGAAAGATTCTACTCTTGCTTCTATGAATCATAATTTACAAAAATTTGCTCAAGAATATGATTGTGTTGATGGTAATACTCTTATTACAATAAGAAATAAAAATACAGGAGAAGTATCAACAATTCCTATAAATTCAGTATATAATATAATAACAAAAAAAGAAATCCGAAAAGATGTATAAAGAAAATAATACTTATGAAATATTAACACCAGATGGATTTAAACCATTCAAAGGTATTCAGAAAATTAATAAACATGGAAAAACAATATTAAACATAAATGATAATACTTTAGATTGTTCTCCTAAACATAAAGTTAAAATAGGAAATGAATTCATATGTGCTAAAGATATAAAAGAATCTACTACATATGATTTAGATAAAGAATTCGAATATTTTGATATTGTAGAAGTAGAAAACCATCAATATATAACAAACGGAATAATTTCTCATAATTGCGACTTCATTGGTAGTTCTGGAACCTTGATTGCAGGATGGGCTTTAAAGACACTAAAAGAAAATGTAAAAGAGCCTATTGCAGAAGATGAATTTATGAAAATGTATGAACAACCAATAAAGGTTGTGGAAGTATGGGATGAAGCTTTAAATAAATGTATCGATACACCAGAACACAAATATGTGTTAATAGCCGACGTGTCACGAGGTAAAGGCTTAGATTATTCTGCATTTTCTGTCTTTGATGTATCTCAGATGCCTTATAGACAAGTATTTAGATATCGTAACAATAATATATCCCCAAGAGATTATGCTGATGTTATACATCGAATTGCTATGCACTATAATAATGCATTTGTTTTAGTTGAAATTAATGATATTGGTGAGCAAGTCGGTGACATTTTGATTTTTGAATGTGAATATGAAAATGTTCTTTGTACAGAAGCAGCAGGTAAAGCCGGAAAAAGAATTGTTTTTTCTTCTAAGAAATGCGACAAGGGTATTCGAACTTCTCCTGCTGTTAAATTATCTGGTTGTCTATTACTTAAACTTTTAATAGAACAAAAAAAGTTAATTATACCAGATGATGAAACTGTAAAGGAATTTACTATCTTTGTCAAGAACAAAAATACGTATAAAGGTCAAGATGGTAAACATGATGATTTGGTTATGGGAGCCGTATTGTTTGCATGGTTATCAGACCAAAAATTCTTTAAAGATTTCATGGACATTAATACCATAGATGAATTACGTGAGAAGACTTTAGAACAAATTAAAGACGAATTATTGCCATTTGGTTATGTTGATCCTAGGCCAATACAACATGAAAAAGAATTCTGGCATACTACATATAATCTAAATTCTCCTTTTAATCCTTATTATGAACAAGCGGAAGCCATAACAGTTCATAACTTTTAAATAATAAATAAAAGAAAAAAGGATCAAAAATGTCAAGAAAATATATTAATACAAGTCAAATTAGTGCCACAACAGCAGGTGTTTTAGTAAACCCTGTTCAGTCATCTAGATCAGATGTAGAATTAAGACTTCTTAATTTGTCTACTAATACTGTATATTTAGGTGGAAATGGTGTAACTATTGCTAATGGATTTCCATTAAGACCATTATCAACTAATGTTCCAGAAACTGTAATTGAATGCTCGTCTAATGTTTATGTTATTGTTGCTTCGGGTACTTCTGCTGTCGCTGTAGTAGAGACATATTAAGTAAAACCTAGTAATTGATAAATAATTTCAAAGCAAAAGAATTTTATAAGGAGATATTATGTCATTCAATCCAGTTTCAGCAGGCGTATACACACAAGAGGTAGATGCTACAACAACTGTTCCAGCAGTATCAACTACTGTAGGAGCAATTTCAGGCATTTTCGCATGGGGTCCTTGCTTCGAACCACAGTTAATTACTTCACAAAGTTCATTACAAAACGTATTTGGAAAACCTAGTAATCTTAATGCAGAAACATGGTTTTCGGCTTATAATTTTTTGGCTTATGCTGATAATCTATTGGCCGTAAGAACAACACTTACTGGCGCAAATACAAATGGAACATATAACGGAACATCAAGCGTAAATACTATTCCTCATGCTGCAACTACTGCTGTTGGAAATGCTTATGCTAACGTAGCATGGGCCGAAGCTCTTCTTATTACAAATTCTACATACAATTCAACAACTTTCAACAATTTTATCACAACAGGTTCTCCTGCTACCTCGACAGCTAACGTAATTTATGCTGCTAAGTATCCCGGTGCCTTAGGTAATTCTCTTAGAGTCGGTGTATGTTATGATTCAAGTCAATATCATAGTGTTGTTACATTATCTGGTTCTATTGTAGGTAGTGCTTCTGCTGGCAATAGCTATACTGGATCATTCACAGTATCTCCCGGTTCTCAGACAGCTAACCTTACATTTACTATTACTGCTGGCTCAAATGTTGCAGCAGGTAATCTTTTCGCAAACGTATTAATTCAGTCTTTTGCAAATGGTGATTATCTACGTTTACCTACTGGTAATAGAAATGGTCCTTATCAGTTAATTCAGATTAAGAGTATCGCTAATGCTTCTACAAACAGTACAGCAACAACTGTAAATCTTAAACTTAATGGTGCATATAACGGTGGTTCTGCATTAAGTTCAAATACAATAGAACGTTGGTGGGAATTCTATAGCATTGCAAAGAGTGCTAATGCTACATCTTGGGTTTCGGCTTATCAGGCAAATTCATCTAATCCAACAACAAAAGACTTGATGCAAGTTGTTGTTGTGGATAATAATGGAATGTTCTCAGGTACACCTAATACTGTTCTAGAAGTATATCAGGACGTATCAAGAGCAACAGATTCATTAAAATCAGATGGTTCTACAAACTATTATCAGTATATCATTAATCAGAATTCTAAATATGTTTGGGCCGTTAATGACGTAAGCGGATTTGCTTCAAATACTGCTAATAGTCTTGCTGCTTCTACTGCACAGTCTGCACCTCTTAACATGGTATTCACTATGGGTCAAGATGGTGATGGTGAAGCAAATGCTCCTATGTCAACTTTGATCAACGGATGGTCTATGTTCCAAGGAACAGAAAACTATGCAATCAATCTAGTAATTGCAGGTAAATCAGTAGGACAGTCTAATAATACTGCTGGTATTAATAGTACAACATATTACAATTATGACCTTCCAAGTTGGTTAATTAGCAACATTGCTAATCCTGTAACAGGAAGAGGCGATTGTGTTGTATTCTTCTCACCTGATAAGAGTATTGTAGTTAATAATACTTATGGAAATGATATTCCAACTGATCTTGTAAATTGGGCTTCTCTAATACCATCTACTACTCGTGCATTCATGGATTGTAATTATAAGTATCAGTATGATCAGTTCAATGGTATTTACCGTTGGATTCCATTAAATGGTGATATTGCTGGTCTTTGTGTATATACTGATACAGTAGCATATCCTTGGTATTCTCCTGCTGGTTTCAATCGCGGTCAGATTCAGAACGTTGTTAAACTTGCTTGGAATCCACAGCAAGGGGATCGTGATTATATCTATCCATTCGGTATTAATCCAGTAGTATCATTCCCCGGTCAAGGAACATATCTATATGGTGACAGAACATTTACTACACAACCTTCTGCATTCAATAGAATTAATGTTCGTCGTCTATTCCTTTATATGGAACAGGCAATTCGTATTGCTGCTCGTTATACATTATTCGAATTGAATGATGTATTCACACAAAATCAATTCAAGAATTTAGTAACTCCTTTCTTGAAACAGATTCAGGCAACAAGAGGCATTAGTGATTTCGAAATCGTTACTGATTCTAGTTTAAATACATCATACGTAGTAGATAATGGTCAGTTCTTGGCTGCAATTCTAGTTAAACCAGAACGCAGTATTAACTTCATTAATATTACATATTATGCTGTTCCTGATGGAGTTGCATTTAGTACAGTGGCTATCTGACACTGATAAAATAAGATTTAAAGGAGATAAAAAATGGCAGCTAATATTAATGACTTTCTTTCTAATGGTTTGATTTATGGTGGTGCAAGACCTAGTAGATTTGAAGTAATTTGTTCTGTTCCAGCAGGCATTGATGATAGTATCGATCCTTCATTTGGATCAAAACTACGTTTTACTTGTATGGCAGCATCAATTCCAGCTTTCAATGTAGGAACTGTTAATGTTCCTTATTTTGGAAGATATGTAAAACTATCTGGTGATCGTGTTTGGGATGATTGGAATATTACAGTATTGCTCGATCAAGATTATGTTACACGACAAGTATTTGAAGCATGGAATAACGCAATCAATCGTTTGGAATCAAATATTATGCAACCTAATCTTGATTCTACTAATACAGTAACTTCAGGAACAACTCTTTCTGAATTAGGGTATAAAACAACAATGAATATTATTCATTATGGTACTGATGGTAGTATCATTGCACAATATGATATTATTGGTGCATGGCCTGCTCAAATTGGTCCTATTAATCTAAATTGGGGAAATCAAAACATGATTTCTTCATTTGAAGTAAGAATTCCTTTTGATGATTGTGTACCTACATCTGGTGTTATTAATCCATTTAGTCAAGGTGCAACATCTTATACTTCTGCATTATCAGCAGATAATCCTGCCTATACTTAATAATAACAAGAAAATATTAGGCTAACTTAAAGGGGCATTAGCCCCTTTTCTTTTATATAAATAAACATATATTAACAACTAGGATATATTGATTTGGCAAAACTTTTTGGTTTTAATTTTTCTCGTGTAGAATCATCTTATTTAAAACAAGATAAAGTAGCAAACGATAATGTTTCTTTCATTGATAGAGAAGCAGATTCGACGGCTGCTGTTGTTATGGCAACACCATTTTCAACAGGTACATTTGTTGATTTAACTGGCAATATCAAGACCGAAGCAGAATTTATTTCAAAATATAGAGAAATGATGAATCAGCCTGAAATTGATAATGCTGTTTCAGAAATCGTCAATGAATCTGTTTGCACAGACAAAGATTTTGTGATAAAAATTGATTTGGATGATGTTCCTTTAGAAGAACAAGCCAAAATTGTTATTAAAGAACAATTCGATGAAATCGTTAATCTATTAGATTTTAATGTAATGGCATACGATATCTTTAAAAGATGGTATGTAGATGGTCGTTTATATTATCATGCAGTAATTGATCCAAAAAGACCATTTGAAGGTATTAAAGAATTTCGTTATATTGACCCTCGAAAAATACGTGAAATTAAAGAGGTACAGCAACAACCCATTGCAGGAGGTGTCGCACATCAATCAGCCGAAGTTACTATCACAAAAAACGATTATTATTTGTATAATGAAAAAGGATTTACTAATACAGGCAAGACTGCTGGTAATCAAAATCCTAGCACAGGCGGTATTAGAATATCAAAGGATTCTGTTATTCATGTACCTTCTGGTCTTACGGATGTTAATGGCACTGTAGGTTTATCTCATTTACATAAAGCCATTAAAATTCTCAATGAATTAAGAACTATTGAAGATGCTATCATCATATATCGTTTAGCGAGAGCCCCTGAAAGACGTGTATGGAAAGTAGATTGTGGTACTCTTCCACCTATGAAAGCACGTCAACATCTTCAAGAAATGATGAATCTTCAGAAAAATCGTCTTATATATGATGCGGATAGCGGTACTGTCAGAGATGACAGAAAATTTATGACAATGATGGAAGACTATTGGATGCCAACATGGGCTGATGGTCGAGGCACTACTGTAGATATATTACAAGGAGGACAAAATCTAGGTAATATTGAAGACGTAGTATATTTCCAGAAACAACTTTATAATTCTCTTAATGTACCAATTGACAGACTACAAGAAGATACTCCTTTCTCTGGTAACATGCAAGAGATTAGTAGAGCCGAAATTAAATTTAATAAATTCATCACTCGTCTTCGTCAACAATTTTCAACATTATTTACTAAATGTCTAGAAAGACATTGTGTTCTTAAAGGACTAATGTCTATTGAAGAATTCAAGATGATTGAAAAAGATATTGATTATGAATTTGCTAATGATGATCATTTTTCTAATCTAGTCGATCAACAAGTTATATCAAGTCAGATTAATACTTACATCCTAATCGAACAAGCTGGTCTAGTAGGAAAATATTATTCTAATCGTTGGATTCGTCGCAATATCTTCAAACAAACTGAAGAAGATATTATTCAGATGACACAAGAAATTATGGAAGAAATGCAAGACCCGCTATATGCTCCACAGCCTGAAGAAGGCGGTGGTGGTGCAACAGAGAGTGGGGGAGAAGATGGCGGTGGTGGCGCTCCTGTAGAAGCCTCACATGCATCAGAATCAGGATCACATTTAGAAAAATCTAATAAAATAGAAAATGCAAAACATGTAGTAAATGCGTTAGTAAATGTAAAGAAAAAATCTCCTGAAGACGAGAAAAAACTTAAATCAGCCGCACAAATACTTGCAAAGAATACATAATAATAAATAATCAAAGATTTACTAGGAGAAAATTAATGACAAAAGTAATTAAAGAAGCATGGACAGACCTTTCACATGAAGCAAGAGAACTTGTATTACATGGTGATAATAATCAGTATTTAAAAACTGATTCTAAATTGCCTATCATGAATAATTTAGAAAAAAAGTATGCTAAAGGTAAATATGATTCTACACAAGCCAAAAAACTTTGGAATTATCATGCAGATCGTTGTGCTATGAGCTATTGTAATCAATTTGGCGGTAAAGATGACAAGTGGAATGAAATGTTTAATAAAAATCATCGTAATCAAGCTGCATCACATTGGGAAGGTATGCATAGAGACGCACTTAAAGAAGGTGTAGATCAAGAAGGTAATCTTATTGAAGAAAATATTTACAATAATATTTTTGAAGCAGTTTTGGATAAGAAGCCTAGTGTTATTAAAGAAGAATTTGATAGAATCATTAAAGAAAAGATTATTGATATTGTTAATATGAAAAAAGAAGAGCTTGCCAAAACAGTTTTTCTTACAGATGAACAGATAGAAGAATCAAAGAAAAACAAGAAGCATAAGAAAAATTCAGAAGAAGATGATGAATTAGAATATAAGAAAAATGCAAAAAAGAAGAAGAGTCCTCGTTCTAATGCAATTCATGCTTCTATTCATGCTGACGATAAAACAGGAATGGAATAATAAATGAAAGGATACTCTGAATTATTAGAAGCAAAAATTGAAAGAAATGTAACCTCGCTTGCGCCTGCTGCTCCTGCCGAACGTCATTTCGTCGATTTACATAAAATTAAAGATGATATTTCAGACCCTTTCTTAGTACCTGATAATGGTATCTTTAATTCATCAA